AAAAGACGGAAAAGATGGAAAAGACGGCAAGGATGGAAAAACACCGGTAATAGATACCGCTAAAATCGCTTCAGAGGCGTCTAATAGGGCGTATAAAGCATTATTACCCAAAATACCTACAATTGACCAGATAACTGATAAACTGCCCGTTTTAAGCGAAGAAGTTAGAGATTCACTAGAATTACTTACCGGCGAAGATAGGCTAGATAAGTCTGCGATCAGGGGTCTAAAAGAGATTGAAGATTCTGTTAAAAAGAGTGGAGAGTTTGTGCAACACGGATTTCTAGGAGTTAAGGAGATACAGGCCGGCACTGGAATAACTGTTGATAACACTACGTTGGGATATCCTATCGTAACCGCAAAAGGAGTAGGAACAGGTGATATGTTGGCTTCAGAGTATGACCCTGCAGGAGTGCCATCTCAAGTCGCTTTTGCGAGTGATTTAGGGACAGCAGCCGCACAAGATGTAGGATATTTTGCAACTGCAGCTCAAGGTTCTTTGGCTGATAGTGCCTTACAATCTGTTACAGCTCACGATTTACTCTCGGCTACTCACGGTGATACCACCGCAGGTGCTGTTGCAAGGGGTTCTATAATTACAGGACAAGGTGTAACGCCTAAATGGACAAGCCTAGCTCTTGGCACAACAGGTAAGGTTCTAATCTCAGATGGAACTGATATAGGCTGGTCTACTTCTGCGTTAGGAACTGCCGCTTATGCTGCGACTGGGGATTTTGCTGCGGCTTTAGGAGCAGACGACAACTATGTAACTGATGCAGAGAAAATAGTTATTGGTAACACCTCTGGCACTAACTCTGGAGACAACGCAGCCAACTCAACAGCCGATATGCTACTCGCAGGGGTTCAATCAGTAACAGGGCTAAAGACTTTTGATACTACAAAACTTGCGATTAAAGGCTCTTCAACAGGAACTACTGCTGTAGCTTCAGCAAACGCTGGGGCAACTGCCTACACTCAAACACTTCAGGCAAGAGACGGAACGGTGGCTAACTTGGATAACGTAACGTATATTGGAACGACTTCTGTAGCTCTTAATAGAGGTTCAGGAGCTTTAGTCTTAACAGGTATCACAAGCATAGACGGAACAGCAGCTAACCTTTCAGGAACACCTGCCCTGCCAAACGGAACAACAGCCACTACTCAAGCAGCCGCAGATAACTCAACTAAACTAGCAACCACAGCCTACGCAGATGCCGCAGCCGCAGGTGGTGGGGCGACAACAACATTAAACAACTTAGGGACTACGGCAATAAATGCCGCTCTATTATTGGGGACTTCCGATGGAGCTGCCTTGGGTTCTGCGACAAAAATGTGGTCTGACTTATTTCTAGCGGATGGTGGAGTGATAAATTGGAATAACGGAAATGCTACGCTAACCCATTCAACAGGACTTTTAACTTCTAACGTTCCGTTATCTTTAGGGACTTCAAACGCACTTACCGCTGGGACAATAGAATTAGGACATACTTCTGACACAACTCTTTCAAGGTCGGCAGCGGGGGTATTGGCTGTTGAGGGAATAGTAATCCCTTCAATAAGTTCAACAAACACTCTCACAAATAAGAGAATAACTGCAAGAGATGGAAATACGACTTCATCAGCAACCCCAACAATCAATACAGATAACGTTGACATTTACCGCCTGACAGCTCAAGCAGAAGCGATAACCTCATTTACCACCAATCTTTCTGGCACACCGACAGTAGGTCAGAAATTATGGATAGCAATTACAGGTACTGCTGCAAGAGCTATAACTTGGGGAACGTCTTTTGAAGCCAGTACTGTGGCGTTACCAACAACAACGGTTAGCACAGACCGTCTTGATGTAGGGTTCGTTTGGAACTCGGTAACGTCAAAATGGCGTTGTGTGGCTGCAGCTTAGAGTTCGATGAAAATTATTATAATTAAAACAAAAACGATGTTAAAAATAGATATAGAAAACTTAATAAAAACAAAATATCCTATAATACTGAAGACTATTCCAGTGCAAGATTATACTATTGGGAATGTTAATGGGTACAAGGCGGTTATTTTAGATAAAGACGGCACAGAGGCTAACCAAGAGGGGATAACTTATTACGTAGAAGATGAAGGATTAAAAACCGAAAATGCCTATGTTATGAAGGGGCAACTCATTAAAATTACTGGTATTCCTGAACAGGAAGAAAAAACACCAGAGGAAATCCAAGCAGAGCAAGATGCAATTAGGGAAAATGCTATTCAACAAAAGGTTAAAGACTTGGAGATAGAAATCGAAGCTAAAAAAAGACTAGGATTATAATATGGCATATACCGTTGACGGTCTTTCCTACGACAAACGTTATAAGTTAGACCTACAAACAACTTACTTAGATGCGAACCAAACAGGTTTCCCCTGCCTAGTACAGTTTTCGAATGACAGTAATATGGCAGATGCTAACAACGATGGTTTTGATATTAGATTTACCGCATCTGACGGCACAACCCTTCTCAAATATGAAAGAGAGTCGTGGGCTGGTGGAGCGTCAAGTAATGTCACGGCTAATTTCTGGGTGAAGTCCGACTTAGCCACCGCAGGGACTACTATATATTGTTATTGGAGAAGCACAGATACCGCAGATGGTGCTGACCCAGCGAATGTTTGGGACAGCAACTACAAAGCTGTTTGGCATATGAGTGAGGCAAGTGGGACTGTTTATGACAGCACCGCTAACGCTAATAATTTAGCTTCGGCTGGTTCTCCAACTTATGGAGATACTGGCAAAATAGGCAAAGCAATGACTTTTAATGGGTCTTCACAATACTTAGAAAAAACATCTGCTGTTTTAACTGCTCCCCCATTTACAATGTCCGCTTGGGTTTATCAGCATACAAATGCTGCCTATAATAGTAACCAAAGATTTGTAACTTTAGGAAGTAGCACGGCAGGAACAGCTTTTAGTCTTCATAGCGAGAACGCAGCGGGTGTTTTGAAGACAATGACACAACATCACGACAATGTTAATTTAGGGGGTTCGGCAAAGACAACAGCAGTAACTTTAAACACTTGGCAATATATAACAGGTACTTGGACTGCCAATAACTCTCGTTCAGTTTTCCTTAACTCTGCTTCAAAAGTAACAAATACTGATGCGATGAACGCACTAACTCAAAACAGAACAAACATCGGAGTATTAGTTTTTGCTGGTTCATACTATCATTATTTTGATGGTTCTATTGACGAGGCAAGAATTTCAAATGTTGTAAGAGCTGACGCTTGGATTAAGTTTGAATACTACAATATGAACGAGGCGGACAATGAATGGGACAAAACTTATCAGGCAAGTAGTACTGCTAATACATCGGCCTTTTTTAGAATGTTTTAATTATGGAAAAACTATATACAAAAGAAGATTTAGACAGAGCCAGAGAAGGAGGGTATGATGTTGGGGTTAAAAATGTAAAAGGCGAGAACCATATATCTCCTTCACCCGAAACTAGAGAGCGATTAAAAGCATTAGAAGTAAATCAAAATAATTTCATGACCGAAATACAAGAAATAAAACAAATGATAAAAGATTTGGGAATGAAGCTCGACTGTGCTTTAGAGAAAAAAGCTGATAAAGAAATAGTTGATGGAATGAAAAATGATTTAGAATTACTAAAAAACTGGAAGTGGAAAATGGTTGGGGTAGGTATAGTAGTTGTATTTTTTATATACGTTCTTAAAGATTATATTTTAGGGAAAGGATGGTAGACCACATAATAGCATTTTTAATAGGATTGTTTATTGGGTTCTTGCCAGAAATAGCAAATAAGTTCTGTGAGTTTTCAGATTATATAATATATAAGATATTTAAAAGAGAAAAAGAGAACGTCCAAGATTGGTGGACATATAAGGAGGTTTATAAAAAGTGAATAACTATTTGACAGAATTTTCTGACGGAGGATAATAAAGTAAGTAGTGGTTTGGGGTGCAACTTTGCACAATGTTGTTACAGACTAGGGCAGAACTAATAAGCTATTCGAGGGGATAGCGACAGAGTTCCGCCCCTAGCCACTAAATAGTTCTTTTAAGGAAGGAGTCCTGCTATGCGGGAAATAAGTGATGGACTTCGCCACGACTTGGGGCTTGTTGCTTGTAGCAACTTGCTCTGTCAAACCCGTGGTGAGCGGGCGAGGTGCTTCTGTCACGGAGACTTCGCAGACTGCGAACACTTTCCCAAGAGGATACCAATCAAAGACCTCTCGGAAAGGTCGCAGGCAGTCAAAGTCCAACGCAATGCCCATCTAGGAAGGTAGAAAGGTGGTGGTCCACTTCTATCAAAGCCTAATCCGCTTTGGACTGTCGTAAGGCTTCGGGAGTTGAGCCTTATCAGCTCCCTACATTTTTAAAATAAAAACTATGGACAACACATTAGCAATCAACACAATCAGAAGAAAAATGGGACAACTGCTTATAAGTGCAGGAATAACCCAAATGAACGAGTCTATTAAAGAGTTAGCTGGCACAGAAGGCACATTTGAGCAGTTCTGTAAGCCATTATTAGGGCTACCAGTGAGCCAATTAGACAGCAAGTACTACTTTACCTCGTTTGATAACTGGTTGAAGATAATAGAGAGTTTAAACCCTTTGACAAAAGAATTTTATTGGGTAGCTGAAAAGAGAGATTGCGATAAGCGGGCAATGTTTATTACCTCAATGGTTTCTATGTTGTTTGAGTTAAACACTTGCAGACCGGTGTATTGTAGAGTTTGGCGAGTAAGTGATGGGCAACTAGCATACGCTCACTATGCGAATGTGATAGTTGATAATGCTGGGAACGCCTATTTATGGGATGCAGATGAAGGCGGACAGTTCACGAAGATTACTGCGAACAATCCAGTAATAAATAATAAACGCTACGAACTTATATCAATTAAATGACCATTGAAGATGTACTAATTCTACAAGCATTGTTATTGATAGCAAGTATCATTATACCAATGTGCGTAGTCTGGTTCAGCTCAGTGGAAAAATAATATGTTAGGAGTAGATATATCATTAGCAGTAATCACCGCCCTAGTTATTGGGTTGGTGCAAGTAGCCAAAACTACTGGACTTCCGACAAGGTGGTGTCCGGTGTTAGCTTTGGTATTAGGAGTTGTTATCACTACTGTCCTGTCATTTTTTGCAGGAGCGAGTGATGCAGTAATCACAGGATTGATTATAGGATTAACAGCAGTTGGGTTATATTCTGGCACAAAAGCGACAGTCGGCAAGTAGTGGATAAAACACTATTGCAATGTATTTTAGGTAATTATACAATTACTGAATGTATCATTTAAAACAGAAAGGATAAGCAAGATTCTAGTGGTATTGTTAGTGGCAACAATAGTCTTGGTGGTCTTGCTGACTCCTCGTACAACAAAAAGTGATGTAGATGAGGCGTTGCCTGTCTTAAACCCGTTAGAGTCTCTATCCGAAACTCCGACCCCAGAAGAAATTAAGTTGGCTGTAAACTATCTCGCTTTAGAATACGGACTTGATGCAAACAAGATGCTAGCCACTCTAAAATGTGAGAGTTCATTTAGATATGACGCAAAAAATCCACACAGCACAGCAAGTGGTGTAGCACAGTTTATTGACTCAACTTGGAATAACCACTGCAAGGGAGATAAGAGTTCAGCACACGATCAACTAATCTGTATGTCAGAGTTTTGGGCGAATGGTGAGCAACATCAGTGGGACTGCTACCAGCTATTGAATTTTTAATCCTGCCACGCTTTAATTTTATTTCTTTACTTCGGCTTCGGCCAGTAGGAACACTCATTTTTTTAATGCGGGCAGGACTAAGAATTGAATAGGGCTTGACAAGGATTTATAAATCGTTTAAGATAAATATATAAAATTAGTCTCGTGGATAAGGATAAGTCCATCTACTCACGAGGCGGGTGGACTTTTCTTTATCACGAACATTATATGGCAAATCGTAGAATGTTCAGTAAAGAAATAATAGGAAGCGATCAATTTATAGACCTTCCTGTTTCAAGTAGGGAACTATATTTTCAACTCGGTATGTATGCCGATGACGATGGTTTTGTTCCACCTAAAAAAATAATAAGAATGGTCAACGCCTCTGACGATGACCTAAAAGTTCTTTTGACGAAGGGGTTTGTCCTACCCTTTGAAAGCGGGGTAATTGTGATAAGGCACTGGAAAGAAAACAATTATATTCAAGCAGATAGATATAAACCTACTTTATATCAAAATGAGTATAGATTAGCTTGTGAGGATAATGTATACAAATTGGATACACAGGTTAGGTTAGGTAAGGTTAGTATAGATAAGAGAAGAGAAGAATCTTCTTCTAAAAAGAAGAAACCTTTTTATGGGAAATTAGAAATGCGCCAAGATCAGCGTGGCAAGTGGTGGGTTATTCCGGCCGAAGGTGGAGAATGGTTAGAATTTGCTGGCAAGTTAAGTGAGATTGAGTATAAATAACCTCTTATAAGAAATAATATGAAATACTTATCATTATTCTCAGGCATCGGAGATGCAAGAAAGCTATACAAAAGTGGAATGACACAAAAAGAAGTGGCTCACGAGTTGGGAACTACACAGAAAGTTATTTGGAGGGCTTTCAAAAATGCTGGGATAAAATGCAGAGCTGCTAAAAAGAGAAACCAATTTGGAAGTAAAAATGATAGTTGGAAAGGAGATAGAGCCGGATATGCAGCGTTTCATTATAGGGTAGAAAAACAAAGAGGTAAACCTAAAAAATGTTCTATGTGCGAAACAACATCTCCATACATAAAATACGAATGGGCTAATCTTACTGGTAGATACGAAAGAATTTATGACTATGTGAGATTATGTTGCTCGTGCCATAAGCGAGTAGATAAAATTATTAACAACTTACACCAATGAAGTACCTCTCTCTTTTCAGCGGAATAGGTGGCTTTGAGTGCGGAATACAACAAGCTTATGAAGAATTACAAGAGTTGCGCAATAAGAACGAGGACATACGCAGGCCAACCAGCGAGATTGGAAGTAAGGCAGGACAATCTGAGCAATGCAATAGATATGGTTCAGAAGGATTATCTTGTATTGGTTACTCCGAAATTGATAAATACGCCATCAGCGTCTATAACAAACACTTTAATCACAAAAACTATGGAGATTGTACCACTATTAAAACTGAAGAACTCCCAGACTTTGACCTCTTGGTTGGAGGGTTTCCTTGCCAAGCTTTCAGTATTGCTGGAAAAAGGCGAGGCTTTGACGAAGCAAGAGGAACTCTCTTTTTTGACATCGCAAGGATTCTTGCCGACAAAAAACCCAGAAATTTTATACTTGAAAATGTTAAAGGTTTATTATCTCACGACTCAGGGCGTACTTTCACGACAATCATTAGGATTCTCTCCACTATGGGGTATTTCGTTGAATGGCAGGTTCTTAACGCAAAGAATTTCGGAGTCCCCCAGAATAGGGAAAGAGTGTTCATTGTCGGACATCTTGGAGGACAACCCAGACGAAAAGTATTTCCTATCGGAGATAGCAACAAAAAAACTATTATTGCAAATGGAGAAATCTCAAACTCAAGCAATAGAGAGTTTGGATTCAAAAACATAAGTCCAGCAGTATTATCAAGAGATTACAAAGAGCCTAAAATTGTAAGACAGCGACCATATTACAAAGATGGAAAGCGAGAACTGAAAACCTATACCTACGAGAATGAAATGCCAACAGTAGGAACTAATGTAGGCAATGGCGACCAAAAGAATATGATTGCCGAAAATATGCGAATCCGCCGCCTAACCCCCACCGAGTGTGAAAGACTTATGGGCTATCCAGATTATTGGACTGCTGAAGGCACAGAAGGAAAAATAAGCGACACCCAAAGATATAAAATGTGCGGGAATGGAATTGTGTCAAATGTAGTAAAAGAAGTAGCTAGAAGGTTATTATAGCCCTGTGGATAACTTTGTCCCTTGACACTAGGGCTGGGTATGATAAAATAAGGTATAACCTAAAAGATATGAAAACAAGAAAATTATTGTGCGACATTTGCAAAGTGAAAATACGCAAAGCAGAAGCGAAGTATAAAAAACAACGAAGGCACTTGAAAATAAAATTAAAGGCCGATCAGGTGTCAGGTAAAATTAAAATAAAAAAACTATGTCAACTTACACAGAAACAAAGAATCTTAAAAGAAATTATAGACGTGCTGTAATTTTTTCAATAGTTCTTACTTTCGCAGTAATAGGATTCATAGTTTGGCAAATATGGAAATAGAAATAAAGATATTTAACGATGACGGAGACGAGCTTTTAAAAGGTAATTATTTGACCTTTGGAATAGCTGAAGAAGGATTAGCCAAACTACAAAGAGCCTACGAAGAAGGCCAATCAAGAGCAGACGATATGTTAGAAGAAGCATCAAAAGGAGAAGAATTTTAATAACTTTACGCCCATCATTCTGCTTCTCCCGTTAAACCTATTGCTCGTAAAGGGTAGGAAACGGAGAAGTGGAATAATGGGTAAACAATTATGTACAACCAAGACGAATCAACAAGTAAGCGAATCTCATTTCAAAGCATATTCTCATCACTTTGCAACCTACATCAAGGAGGCAAGTTTGACTTCTCACAGTTAGAGGATATAGCGCACGAAATAAATAAAAGACTTCACGAGATATACCCTTGTGAAAAAACTAATTTACCACCTCAATCTATGATGAACCAACAAGCAAAAGAAGTAGATGGGTTTGGCAAGGTTAAGATTAAAATATGCCCCGTACCAGACTGCGGTCAACCTATGGTAAGACAGTATAACAAGAAGAACCCAAAAGCTCCTGATTGGAAATGCAGTGATAAGAATTGTAAGTATAAGAAATCATATAGTGGGGGTTGGAGTAAGTCTGAATTTATTACCGGAGCTTGGGACGAGAAGGAAGAAGACGTAAGGCGTGCCGCCAGAGAAGACAGCGTGACAGACGAAGCTAACAACCCACCAGAAGAATATGGAGGAAGTGCTTACTAGGCAACAACAAAAATCATTGTTCTTATGGTTAGGGCAATGTGCGGAAGTTCTTAGAGAGCAAGGCTTAGATATGAGAAAGATATTGGTAGCGCCGATTATACCAACAAAGGAAAGCATACTAGAGTTGGTGTTCCGGCCTATAATGCTATCAATGTTCGGACACAAGTCTACAACTGAGCTTTTAAAGAAATCAGAAATTGACGCTATATGCGATGTTATGAGGGCTACATTTACAGATATGAGGATAGAACTTCCGCAATTCCCTAGCTTAGAGGAAATGAGTTATAAAAACTATGAACAGAGAAATAAAATTTAGAGCGTGGAGTCCTATCGGGGAGAAAATGTCTGCGGTAATGACGATTGACCAAATGCACAAAGCATCAAGGAAAACAGGGAAAATTCCTAGTGAAGATTGGGTTTGGATGCAATTTACTGGCTTAAAAGACAAAAACGGAAAGGAGATATATGAGGGGGATATTATTGAGTTTTGCAGTGCAAAAATAATAGTTCAATATGGGATACAAGAAGTTGATGCTTTTGAGGGAATGGGTTTCAATTTGTGGAGTTTTTTTGACGATGATGGTAATGGGTATAAAGCCAACGGGAAAAGGTTGCAAAACAGTTTGACTATTATCGGCAATATTTACGAAAACCCAGAACTATTATGAAGTATTTAGAAGTCAATATTGCTAAGCCAATGTATGGTACTTATGTCTATCTGTGGGACAAGTACATTAAAGACGCTAAGAGAGCCAAACTGCCGCTTAGAATAACAATACCACAGGGATCTGGAATATATTGGGCAGACGAGTGGGTGAAGGGGTCTAGGACAATGGAAAAGGTGTTCCTGCGCCCAGATGAGCCTATGATTCTTATAGGCAATGAGTTAGAGATAGGACATACACCTAGACTTAAGGGCAAGAAGAAGAAGGTATCTGACGCATTTGCTAAGTTTAACGCAATGTCGCCAGAGGAGCAGTTTAAATTTACTCACTAACTAAAATACTATGGACGCATCACATAATTATCTTTATAGGGTAGGATTTATTTGGGGGGTTATTACAGGGTTATTCTTGGGTTTTAATTTAGCAAGAATTATTTTTAAGGTATAAATACTATGAACAAAGAAAATATAGAGAAATGTCTATGTAAAACATTCTGTGCTGGTTGTGTATTCGGTGTTTGTAAATGTCCCTGCCACTCCCCTAAAGTAGAGTTACCTGAATGTTGGGAAGAGAGATTTGATAAATTAATGCTAAAAGAACCAGAATATTATGAGCAGGAAGATATTTCAAAGTGGCGTGTAGATGTAAAAGACTTTATCCGTCAAACCCTCTCCCACTCCACCACCCAGCTTGTAGAGAAAATTAAGGGGGAATGTGAGGGGTTAAATCCACATTCACAAAAAAATCCACATATGATAGGAGAATATAACTGGTATTGTGAAGGTTTCAACCAAGCTCTTTCCGAGGCAATAAAAATTATTAGTAAATATGCTTGAACTAAATAAAATCTATTGTGGAGATTGTTTAGAGGTAATGAAACAAATCCCCGATAAGAGTATTGACCTTGTGCTGACAGACCCTCCGTATGGGATAGGTGCAGATAAAATGACTATGGGCAGTGGCAGACACCAATGGGATAAATCGGTTGAAGAATGGGACAATTTTATACCAGATAAAAAGTTCTTTGACGAAATAATGCGTGTAAGTAAAAATCAAATCATCTGGGGGGGGAATTACTTTACAGAGTATTTAGAACCATCAGTCCATTGGCTTATATGGGATAAACTAAACCCAAATATGTCATTTTCAGAATGCGAGATGGCTTGGGTAAAAGAAGGCAAACGCACAAGGATATTCAAAGAATACTCGGCTAATCAAATAAAGCTACATCCAACACAGAAACCCGAAAAACTAATGAAATGGTGCGTGGCTAATTATTCCTTAGAAGGACAAACCATTTTAGACCCCTTTCTCGGCTCTGGCACAACCGCAGTAGCCTGTAAGCAACTAAAACGCAACTTCATAGGCATAGAAATATCACAGAAGTATTGCGACATAGCGAACCAACGATTAAGACAAGATATATTATTATAGTTAATTATTAGTAAATATAAATAGATTATGGAAAAAGAGAATTATAAACTTACAGAGAAAATATTGGAGGCAATTAAACCATTTAGACCAGTTGCAGAGGCAATGGGATTATCAGAAGAAATACTTGAAATGACATTAGAATTTTCGGATAGAATAATTAAAAAAATATCAGTTGGAACGGTCTATAATAGTTAACCCCCAAAAAACATAAAAAGGGGAAATATAATTAACTAAAAAGGTATGGACAAAAGTAGTTTTAAAGATAAATTAAAATCATTTTCTTATAGATACACAGACTTTATTACTCTGCAAGGAATAGGCGGGTATTGGACGCAGCAGTTTGTGCAGTATGTGCCGGTTGGTGTGTGGATTACAGAATCTGCTTTGTATGCTTTGTTCTTTGAAAGGTTCGGCGTTCCATTTTGGGCTATAGTTATATTCACTATATTTAAGAACTATGCGAAGATGGCTATGAGGTGGGTAATAGGCAAGATCGCAATTAAGACTGAAGTATACAAGGCACAGAATATGTATGGAGCTAAGCAGGAGCATATTGCGCCATTCAACAAAGAGCTAATAGACCAACTAAACGCAATAGGAAATAAGTTGGGAGTTACTAGCAAATTCACAGAGTTATAATTAAATTAAAATGTATGAAGGCATACAGCAAAAAGAAATTAAGAAGCATAGGGGACACAACTTGGTATAAAGTAGGGATGATTCTTCATCCTTTGTGTGAGGTGTGCCACAACCCCACAAGCCAAATACATCACTTCTTTTTCAAGGGTAGTTGCGGACAACTTAGATATGACCTAGACAACGGGGTAGGAATGTGTATGCACTGCCATAGCCTATTACATTTTAAAGACGCTAAGTTAGTAGAGAGTGTTATTATTGAAGCCCGGGGGCAGAAATGGTATAATGAGTTATTAGCTAAGGCCAGAGAGAAGCACAGTTCATTTGTAACAGTGGGTTGGTACAAGGCTCATATTGAAAGATTGAAGGCTGTCTATGATAAACTGTGAGTAAATAGCCTATTTGACAAAACAGAAAAAATAATATAAAATTATTTAAGCATAATACTAACTTGTAATTCTCGTGTTGCGGCTTTCTTACAAGTTGGCCGTAACACAAGGATGATTAAAAATGACAAAAGATAATTTAGGATATAGGGGATTACATCATTGGGTAGTTAGAATGAAAGGAAATCCGATAATTAAAAAAATCAAAAATGTTTAAATACTATTCAAAATCTTTTACAGATCCCAAAGAAATAGATAAATGGCTTAATGGTTTTACGAAAGCCAAACTGCAAGCGGAATACAATTTTAATATTGTAGGATATGTTTCAGTTGGAAGTTCAGCTATAATTACAATAAAGGTTTTTGAGAATGAAAAAGTAGAATTAAAACAAGTGAAAAGGAATGAAAAAGAAAAATAAAGGTGAAACAAGAAAACTTGTAGAAATAAATATCCCAGACGATACTCAAATTATAAAGTTGAACATTCCTGAAAACAAAAAGTTCAAAGGTTTTGTTAGAGAACCATTAACACAAGAAAGGTTAGACGAGTATTGGATATTTTTACAATATAAAAAAAATGGCAACAGAAAATCAAAAGAAGTTGTTTTAAATAAATCAGAGAAGCCAGCCAAATAGCTGGTTTTTATTTTATGGATAAAGGACTTGAAACATACATACAAATTAGCAAGCTAGTAGGCGGAGTGATAATCATTTATCTGTTATACGCAATATTACAAAAGATTTAATTAGTCAATAGTATGCCTTTTGGACAAAACGGAGCAAAAGATAAAGAGTGGGCGAGTATGGGTGGAATAGCAAAGGCCGCCATTTATGAGTTAGACAGAATGCAGTTAGAAAGAATGCGCAAAGTAGTAGATAAAGACTTAGAGATAATTGAAAGGATACAAGAGCAAGAAGAAATAAACCCATTAGATGAAAAGAAATTACAGATAGCACAGAGTAGAGTTCAGAAGTATTTAGATAAGCTACACGCTACTAAGAACTCAATGGGAGCAGACCCAGATAATCCATTATCAATTAAAGTCATTAACGAGATAGCAACTAAAAATGGAATCAGCGACACCAGCACAATCAACGATAGCAAAGGACAGACACCGATTCAGAGTAGTTAGAGCAGGTAGAAGATTCGGCAAGACATTCTTAGCAGTAGAGGAAATGAAAGGTAAGGCAATAGCTAAGCCAAGCAGGATCGCATACTTTGCCACAACATACCAACAAGCACGAGATATATGCTGGGAGTTATTAAAGAAAGAGTTAGCACCGGCCACAATACAAGCAAATGAAAGCAGGTTAGAGATACGAACACAGACACAGAAGGGAGGAGAGAGTATAATACAACTTAGAGGGTGGGAATCAGTAGAAACAGCAAGAGGACAGCACTTTGACTTCTTAGTGTTAGATGAGATAGCTTCAATGAAGAACTTTTGGTCTAACTGGCAAGAGGTATTAAGACCAACGCTTATAGACACAAAGGGAGAAACCCTGTTTATATCAACGCCAAAAGGGTTTAACCACTTCTACGACTTATGCAACCAAGAGCTAAAGGACAAAGACTACAAGGCTTTTCACTTTACAAGCTATGACAACCCTTTCTTACCAGTAGAGGAGATAGACACAATGAAGGCTACAATGTCTCAAGAGGAGTTTCAGCAAGAGGTAATGGCCAGCTTCCAAAAGACACAAGGATTAGTTTATAAGGAGTTTAGCCGAGAGAGCCACTTATACGAAGAATTACCCAACATAGAGTTAAAGAAGATAGCAGGCATAGACTTTGGGTTTGTTAACCCAGCGGCAGTGCTGGACATAAGGACTAATGGAGACAAGTTCTGGGTTGAGGGTGAATGGTACAAGAAAGAACGCACAGACATACAGATAGCCGAATATGTAGCAGGTATGGGGTTTGACGAAGCATACCCAGACCCTGAATCACCACAGGCTGTAGAGGAGTTAAAGCGTAAGAATGTAAACATAAGAGAGGTTATTAAGGGCAAAGACAGTGTTGAAGCAGGGATCAAGAAGATTAAAGAGTTGCTTATAAGCAGGAGATTGATGATAAACAAGCAATGCGTTAATCTAATAGCAGAGTTTGAGATGTATAGCTATGACGATAAAGACGGCGAGGTAAACAAGAAGGAAAAACCTATTAAAGCTAATGACCACGCCCTTGATGCACTAAGATATGTCGTATCAATGTATATAAAGCAACCAGAGATTAACCAATTCAAAGACATAGACGACTCAAACAGATGAGCACTAAACAAAAGGTAGCAGACACATATAACATACCCTTAGAGGGAGTTAAGGATTACAAGATTAGATACGAGGACGATACGTTAGTTAAGATGTGGGCTGCGTTCTTCTACAACGACAAGGGAAGTAAAAGGTATTTTAGGGTTGTAGATAACGAGATAGAGGAAATTGTCCCATTAAACAAGCTAACAGACAAGGAGAGGGATTGGACAATATTCCACAACTTAGTTATGTGGGGAAGCACAACACTACCAACCTTATTAACAGGCTATGTAGAGAAACCCATTGAAGCTAAGCAAAGCATTATAGAGTATTTAGAAAAAACAATAAAAGACTTAAATGAATCCAATCGTTAAAGATTATTTAATAAGATTATTGTCAGTATCACCATTTATTATATTAGTGATTTTATTATTATGTATATTCGGCAGCAGTTGGTAGAGGGGTTAAGGTCAAACAACTACCTATATCTAAAATCAGGCAAACCAAACGAGTATCGCAAAGCATTATTACAAGGATTATCAGGCGCTAGATATGATACTACTTGGACAGGGAAGAACCACAGTTGTTGCAATAGTAAGGTGTTTTGGAGACATAAGAAGCGTTGCAACCCAGAAACAAGGGAGACAGGCAATGAAAAGTGGCAGGCATTAAACAATATAAACAAAGAGGAATTATTATTAGCATATTTTAATTAACTCGGCAGTATAGACAATGAATACTAAATTCGTAAATCTTACTTCATCTGGAGCAATTCTCGGTGGAGAAGGGGTATTGGCCGGAATGTATGTTAACTCAACATCATCAGGCACAGTTAAGTTGTTGCAAGGCGATGGTTCGTCTTATGCAGATTCAGGAGACGGCAAGGCAATAGCAGGAGTAATAACTCCGGCGATTGGGTATCACAACTTAGGCAACTTACACGCTACACCGGGCATTTATTGCTGGTGTTCAGGTACAATAGACGTTACTTTTTTCACATTAGAAGCGGCATAATTCGGCAGTAAATAAATGCAAAAGACACAAGAGTCAGTCGGAGGATTGGTCAGAAACCTTGAGAACGACTTTATCAATGGCACTACAACCATATCAGAGTATGTAAGCTACTCTTTGTATGAGATTTTAAATACCATAGACGCTTACTTAAACTCTAAGCATCTTACAGGGAACGAAGACTCATTGGGTAGAGAAAAGCCGTTTTTCAACATAGTTATAGCTATAAGGAATATCTGGAACAGAGCCACTGACTTAGACAGAAAGCATATACGCTTTAAGTCAGACAAGTCCAAAGACGAGATGGCTAACTACATAGCCACAATACATCTACAAAAGTGGATGGATAAAGAGAACTTCGGACAGTTCTTGAATGATTGGGGTTTGATGTTAGCAGGCTATGGCTCAGCAGTAGTTAAGTTTGTCAAACAAAAAGGCAGACTAATACCTTCAGTTGTTAGTTGGAACAGACTTATAGTTGACGCAGTTAGCTTTGACGATAACCCTGTTATTGAGGTATTAGAGCTAACCCCTGCGCAACTAAGAAAGAACAAGGCTTACGATCAAGACCAAGTAGAATCTCTAATAGACGCTGTAAGGTCAAGACAGACCACTGGCAAGCAAACCAAAGACAACAACGATAACTATGTAAGAGTTTACGAGGTACACGGAGAATTACCATTATCTTACTTAACAGGGAACGAGAGGGATGAAAAGACATATGTGCAACAAATGCACGCTGTTTCTTACATTTCAGGAGATAAGAAAGGTGAGTATGAGGACTTTACCTTAGTATCAGGTAGAGAGGAGAACCCATATATGATTACCCACTTAATTAAAGAGGAAGGTAAGACATTGTCCTTAGGTGCAGTACAGACAGCCTCAGAAGCCCAGTGGATGAATAACCACACCATTAAGGCCATCAAAGACCAGCTAGACCTTTCAAGCAAGATTATATTCCAAACAGCAGACCCTAGTTTTGTTAACCAGAACGTATTGAAGAAGATAGAACAGGGTCAGATATTGATTACAGCAGAGAATAAGCCAATCACCCATATCAATAGCCAAGCTAACGATATTACAGCATTACAGAACTTCGGGCAGATGTGGAAGGACATAGCTCAAGAGCAAGCCTCAACGCCAGATATTATGGGTGGCAATAATATGCCATCAGGCACAGCTTTCAGGCAGGCGGCTATTATACAACAAGAAGCTCATTCTAACTTTGATATGATGGTAGAGAACAAAGGACTAGCCCTAGAGCAAATGATGAGGAATTGGATTACACCATACTTAATGACTAAGATGGACACCACAGAGGAGATTTCAGCTACCTTGGACGCTTATGGCATAAGCAAGATAGACAAGAGGTTTGTCGCCAACAAAGCCATAGAGAGCTACAACAGAAAGGCAGTTAAGCTAGCACTGGGAGAGACAGACGAAATTCCAGATATGGGGTTAGAACAACAACAAGTGAAACAAGGTTTAGACGGAGAGCAGAGGTACTTTAAACCATCAGACATTGAAACTAAGACTTGGAAGGAGTATTTAAAGGATTTTGAGGGTGAAGCCAGATATGAGATAACAAACGAGAACACAGACAAACAGGCTACCTTTGACACATTAAACTCAGTATTCACAGTATTGGCCACAAACCCAATGATATTGCAAGATCCGAATGTAAGATTGGTATTCAATAAGATTTTGACAGAAACAGGTAGAGTAAGCCCAATGGAGATACAAGAAGCGCAAACAGCGCAAGCAACTGTTCCTCAAATGGCAGGACAACAAGGGTCGGCAGTTGCACCAGTAAGTATCGGCAGTCAAGAAACTGCCCCATAATAATATGGCAGAAGAAAAAGAAAAAAGACTAAATAGGTTTACCAAAGAGGAAGATGAGTTGATTAAGAATACGTTTAGAGATAATGAAGAACTATTAAAATCATTGAGGAAGTTCTTTTATCAATTACCACTAAACGCAGTAGACCTATCTAACCTAGAGATTAACCGTAAGAATAAACCCTTGTTGAAGGTTCTAAGACGCAGATTATTGCCAGAAATAGAAGCAGATTTACCATTTTCAGCACTGACTAAGCAGGTAGACCAGTTCACAGTTATACCGATTAACCAGTTAATGCCAGAGAGTGCAGTCTCACACATAAAGGCTATGGAGATGTTTAGAGCTTATATGAATCAACAGTTAGAGATATTAGAGAGTGGTAAATTCACATCAACACCAGAAAAATGTTCTGGACACCTAGTAGAACCAAAGCTTAAGTTTAAAGAGTTGTCTATCTTAACTGAGGATAATGATAATAGCACCTCCTCAGTTAAAATGCTAAAACCAGACCTTGTGATATACTTAAATATATTCGCTAGAAACCAAGTGTTAGAGCAAGTAGAACAACAATTACTCTTATTAGACTTAAAAGCCAATGAGAGAGAGTTAACACAAGACGAGATGGATGATATGAAGAGAAAAAATAGTAGCAAATAAAATTAAATTGAGTAACCGTCTCACCAAAAGGACTTTGAGAGATTATCCCTACTCTCATCAAAAATTATGGATGAACAATTTGAGGACTTGGACTCCACAAACCAAGAGGACATCAGCACCGAAGCTGAACCAAATGAGGTTGGATTGCCGGCCGACCCCATAGAGGTTGAACCACAAGATGCACCGGAAGAAGATGTAGAAGCTCTTAGGAAACAGAATCAGGAGCTTTATGAGCAACTGCGTAAGGCAAAGGGTTTCAAACGAGACCCAGCCACAGGCAAATGGGTAAAACCAGAGCCAAAGGTTCAAGAAGTAAGGCCAGTTAAGGATTCAGATATAACCTTAACAGAACTTCACTCATTATTAAAAGCAAATGTCCCAGAGGAGGACACTAATGAGGTAAGATTATACGCCCGTTCACACGGGATTGATATAACTACCGCACTAAAAATGGAAGAAGTAAAAGCTATACTTAGAACCAAAGAGGAAATACGCAGGACAGCCGAAGCAGCCGCTACAAGCGGTGGAAGGCGTGGCACAGTAAAGCCAAACGGAGACGAATTGCTTGAAAAAGCCAAAGAGGGTGATTTGCCAACTACCGATAAAGGTATGGCAGAAGTCGCCAGAGCTAGAATAGAAGCAAGGAAAGCCGAGAGAGCATCACAGCAACGATAATTAACAGGGCAGGATGTTAGTTATAATTGGCAGGGATACTAATTAAAACTAACAAATATGGCAGATCCAAAGAATACGTTATCTACCTTCACAGCCAGAAACAAGTATATGTCAGCCAATATGCAGGAGATTTTAAAAGCCTCCCTTATTGCTGAAAAGATTTGTGCGGTTGACAGGTCAGATACATACACGATTCAGAACCCATACGGTTCTACCCCATCAGTTTCTATCACAGGATTGACGGGAACATACGCTGTAACAGCATTCACAACAACGAATGATGCTCTAACAGTAGATATGGAAGTAAAATATGGCGAACACATTTACGACTTTGAGAGAATTATCTCCAACTTTAATATGTTTGCCGAGAGGTCAGACAGACTATCATACTCAGTTTCACAAAAGATTGACTATGCAATAGTAAACTTGCTTTGCGAAGCAGGTTCAGGCACATACTCAACACTATCTGGTGGCTTTACAACAGCTTCTAACTGGAACAAGATATTATCTAACTTGCTTACAAAATGGGCAGGTTACTCAAATATCTATGATGGTATGTTCTTGGTTGTAGAAGCAGGAGACTTATCTGGTATCGTAGAAGCTCAGATGACAAATGGCTTCTCATTCGCAGATGCAGCACTTAACAACGGATTTGTTAAGAATCAAGCAGGAATTGACATCTATGTCGTAATTGATGGCACATTCGCCGATGACACTATTGGAACAACTTCTGTAACCAACAGTGGACACAGAGTTGCCGGCATCAAGAGAGCAGCAACTTATGCAGCTCCAAGAGGTGTACAATACGATGAGAAGAAAGTATCGGGCAGAACAGGATTAGAAATAGTCGTGTGGGGAACATTCGGGTTCAAACTATGGACTCAAATGGCCGCAATGGTTATTGATATCACTGTAACAGCATAGTATTAGCGGACTCTTTATGGGTCTGCTAATGGGGTGGGAATCTCCTGCCGAGTTCCTGCCTCTGTAACAGACCCATAGAGGTCATATAAAATTATGCCAAGAAAAACAACAAAAACAGTGAAGGCAGTAGCACCTGAAACCAAGACAGAAGTCGCTGTTGAGGAGTCAGATGCTAGAAAGGTATTCAGAAAATTTATGGAAGACTATAAGGAACAAAACCCTGAAAAGTTTGCCCGTAAAGAAGCTGGATTTAATAAAAAACTAAATTCACTATAATATGGCAATTAGCAATGGGTTAGACCCATCAGTATCAAGGTTGCGACTTCCAGGAGATGTAGTAATTATGAGTGGTACTTCCACAGACAATGCTTCAATTCTTATAGAAGTAGGAACTCCTGGTACTGACGTAGGCACAGGATCAATGTATATTGGTAATTCAACAGGAACACCAACAATTTGGTTTGGTTCATCAGAACCAGCAGAATGGACATCATTGACCTTATCTTAAAATAATTAAACTCGGAGTTCGTGTCGTAGTCCCTTTTACTTCCGAGTTTGGGGACTACTACACGGATTGAATAATATGAGCATACAAGACAAAGTAGACGACTTCATTGACAATTTAAAAACAGCGGAGTTTTTGGTAATAGTTGCAGTATTGATATTTGCAATTTTTCTAGGATTCTATGTACCATATTGGCACAGCAAGACATACGAGAACCCACAATACGTTAAGTACGAACTACCATTGAGAAACCAGTTTCCGTTTATGTGTGAGATAGAGGTTTGTCCTAACGAATGGACATTTTGCAGGAATGTTACAGACGAAACTATTAAAAATATAGATTGCACCTATGGAGGAACTAAATTATAAAGAAGAAATAGCACCGCTAATAGAAGAAAAAACTGATGCTGAAATAGACGCAGAGTTCTTAGAGGAATACAAGAAACTAACCAGAAAGTACAATAGAGATTTCACACAAGGTCAGATTCAGATAGTAAAAGTACAATTTAAAGACACCCAGATATGATATTCAGCGATTACTACCAAACATTAAAGCAACAGATAGAGTTTCGTAAAGCAATGGAAGTTGTAGCTAAGATGAAAGGTGAGTCTAACTATAAGAGAATGTTAGACAGGAGTGTCCACGATAAGCACGAAGACACAATAGAGGTTGAAAAGATTGAGTTAGCGCCAAACGGGACAGTCAGGACTTATGTTACAGACCACAAGCACCCTATAAGGTCGTACCCAATAGCACAATCAATGATTTTGACGGCTACATACAAGAGATTATTACCAGTAGCACTTTCAAAAGGTTTTTTCGGCAGAATAACTGCCGTTTTGTTTATATGGCTCAAGAGAAAGGAGTTAGCAGAATGGTTTGATTATGTGTTTGATATGAATAATGTGTTGCTTAAAGAGGAGAATTGGTCGCAACCCATAAAAGAAGTTAGAAGATTATTAAAAGGGGAGATAGAGAAAGGCTTTATAGACGCTATTTCTTTGATACTAGAATATGACTGTGCTTGGAGATACATATTCCAAGACATAGTTTCCGAGCTAGATATAGTAGACTTTGAGGAAAGATGGCGCAAAGAGCTAAAGAGGATATTTGATATAGCCATAGAAAGGGGAACTGCCAATGACAAGGTTAAGTTTAAAAATATATATAGGGCAGTATTGCTAGTATTGTTCTTCAATAGAAAACTATTAAATAGAATACAGTTAATAGCCAGAAAGTTAAACAAAGACGAGATAAGGCCATCGATAGAGGATAGATATTGGATGCTTTACCTCAAAACTTATAATTGCTTTGGAATGTCGCCAGAGCAAAGAGACATAGAATTTAATAAAATGAAATCGGCAGTAACACAATGAGCTTAACAGCAACACAAATTTTTGACAAAATAGACAGGTCTTGCGGAACAACATCAGACAAATACACAACGGCACAGAAGACTGTTGATGTTAATTTGGCAATAGATGATGTTTATTCAATAGCCTTAAAGAGTAGGGGCTGGAATGTCGATGATTTTAACCATACCAAAGAGCCATTTATAACAATGGACTTGGTGTCTGGCCAAAGAGATTATCACTTCACCTATGACGAGCAGTCAAACCTAATACTAGATATAGAGAGAGTTATGGTTTTAGATTCTACCGGAGTTTATCATACGATAAGCCCAGTAGACCAACAGGCAGACACAGACGTTGAGAGCTTTATAGACGGTCAGGATTCAACAGGTTTGCCTAACAGGTATGATAAGACCGGTAATGGTATATTCCTAGACCCAGTGCCAGCCACAGGTTCAGTAACATTAACAGCAGGATTGAAAGTATTTATTTCAAGACAGGCTTCATACTTTTTAAGCACAGACACTACAAAGGTAGCAGGGATAGATGGATTGTGCCAAGACTACTTATACTTAAAGCCAGCTTATGAGTTCTGCCGAGATCACGGACTAACACAGGCAGACAGACTATATAGAGATTTACAAGATAGCATTAAAAAAATTAACGACCGCTATGGTTCAAGGGAGAAAGACGTTGAAAGACGATTTGTCCCAAACATAGAGTCTAACCGATAATGGCAGTTGCATTAACAAAGATATACAGTTTCGTAGAAAAGTTAGCACTACAGGCAGTTAACCTTAATGGTACTCCTACTATTGCTTTAACCAACACAGCTCATACATCAACCTGGGATGAGCTAGCCGATTTAACACAGGTCAGTTATACAAACCTATCTACTAGGGTGATAACAATTACTTCAGTAGCACAAACGACAGGAACGCTAAAAGCTACCTATGCTGATTTGATATTAACAGCTTCAGGAGCAGTCGGTCCATTTCAATATGTATATATCTATGACGATAACGCTACAGGAGACCCATTGATAGGTTATTACGATTATGGTTCAGAAGTAACATTAGCCAGCGGAGATACTTTTACAGTTAATTTTTCAGCGGTAGATGGTGTGATTACGATTGCCTAAAATGTTATAATTAAGATATGAAATTTATAAAAGGACATACTCCAGCAAGTAAAGGTAAAAAGTTGTTACGCTTAAGAGGGAAGAACGCTTGCCATTGGATGGGTGGAAAGAAAAAGAAAATATGTGTTTTTTGTCAAAAAGAATTTTATGTTTTTAAGGGGAGGGAAAATACTGCTGAATTTTGTTCAAGGAGTTGTTTAGCAAAATACCGCAAAGGAGATAAGTCAGCAAACTGGAAAGGTGGGATAGATTTAGAAAATAAAAGGGTAAGACATAGTTTAGAGTATGAAGTTTGGAGAATGGAGGTTTATAAGAAAGATATGTTCAAGTGTAGATTGTGTGGGAAAAAGGATATAGTTGCACATCACTTAAAACTATTTTCAGAATTTCCAGAGTTAAGATTTTCGGTAGACAATGGAATAACTCTTTGCCGAAGTTGTCACAAAAAAGTTCACAGAGAAATCGGCTATAAAACAAGATTTAAGAAAGTATTAACAATAGCTTAATAAAATGTCAGACACGTTATACGAATCATACGTACCAACAACTGATAATATAGCCTATGCGTCAGCTGGAGCTCACAGAAAGCAGAGCTTCAGACCATCAACATCGCACAACATCACCAGCTTCAAGGGTGAATTATCAAGGTCAGTAAACGCTGGTAATTTCGTAGTAGACGTTTATGAGGCAGAGGAAACAGAGTGGCCGCCAACAATAACCGGAGCTTTAATAGCAACAGGAAGTATAGCGGTTAGTGGCATATCAACATCACCAACGGTATATGAAATAACAATGGATTCTCCCGGTGCATTAACAGCTGGAACAAGATATTTGGTTGATATGTATTGTACTAGCACAGGAGAAGTTGGAATCGGTTGTTTAGTAGCTGGAGCATACGCAGGTGGAATGTTTTCTAACTATGAATGGGATATGTTGTTTTATGAATATGGGACGCCTGCTGGCACAGCATATACCCTAGATTGCACAACTGGAGAATTTGTTCTAACACCCAAAGAAACCATATTTACCAAAGCCCTTAACCTTATTACATCTACAACCGCCTATGTGCTGACAGGAATAGACGTAGCGCTAAACAGAGGAATAAATTTAATAACAGCTACAACAGCTTATATATTAACGGGGATAGGTGTTGATTTTAACAAGAAGGGTTGGACTAACCAAACAAAACACGATGCCAGCGCTACAAACCTAACCAAGCACGATGCTTCGGCCACTAACGCAAGTAAAAACGATTCAAGTGTAACTAACATAAGCAAATCATAATGAAAACTAAACAAATAGAGATAAATAGATTTGACTTAGGGGTGACAGACGAGGAAAGAGACCTATCCAATGGGTATTTTAGATACTTAGAGAATCTTGAAGTTGGAGACAAAACAAGGACTGTAAAACAAACACCGAATACAGCAGAAACAGCCAACGATAGAATGATTGTGTCTCTCTTAGAAGTAGCCGGGACTGTTTATGGACTTGGACATGAAAACTCAACAACAGATGACACGACTATTTATTCAGGGTCTTTTTCAACAGCTTTCTCAGCTGTAACCAGCGGAACAGTAGCAAGCACAACATTTAATAACTTCTTAGATAAACCATTATTCGAATATTATAATGGTGTTATATATTTTAATGCTGGCAATGGGTATACAGGTTCTTATACAATAGCCACTAACACAATGGATGCCACATACTCACAAGCTCCAGCAGCCGCTGGGTTAAAGGGTGGAGCGGTGTGGCAAGGAAACATTTATGGTTGGTGGGGTCAGATAGTATGCAAGGTAAATACTACTTCTGCGGTTACCTCTCAAATGATTACTATACCAGCAGACCAGACAATAGTTGAATTGCTACCTTATGGAAACTATCTTTTAATAGTATGTAGTTCTATATACGGAGCTTCTAAGATGTATATTTGGGATGGGGTAACTACTACAACCTTCGCAGATATAGCAGAAATAGGATATGGAACAGTGGCCGGAGCAGACACACTAGATGGACAAGTACACACTATATTAGTATTCCCAAGCAAGAGGGGATTTAGAATAAAGAGATATAATGGAAATGTTTTTACAACAGAATATACATACAGCTCAAGGGCTAACGCAGTTAAGTCTTTAAACTATATTGATACAATATCAAGAGTTAAGTCGTTTACTAGCTACCTATATTTTATAGTTGCAGGATCAAGACCATATTCAAGCGACACAACTGTTTACGAGCAAGTTATGTTCAGATACGGAAGAAAAGACGTTACAAAACAAAATTCCTTATCTGTATATAAGTCTTTAGAGTTAACGGAGGGAACTGGTTATGATGATACCGGAACGAGAAATGATTTTGTTATAACAGAAAAATACTCAGGGACAGTAACCACAGCATATCCAAAAACGCAGGTTGTAGCTGTGCTAGCTTCTGCTACTTCAAGTATGACAGAGGTTAAAACAGTGTTGACTGATAATGCGGGTGTTTATTCTTCACAGGCAGGCATATTAGAAACAGGTATTTATACTGGTGGGGACAGCTCAATAGAGAAGAAGTTAGTTGGAGTGGCTGGCCAGTTTGTAGCACTAGGCACTGCCTCAACAGTATCTATAGCATACAAGAAAGACGAGGAAGTAAGCTGGACAACTGTATTAACAGAAGTAACATCAAGCGCCATTGCACACGAAGCAGTAACCATTGAAACAGCAGGAACAGCTTTGCCTTATTGGAGAGAAATAGCATTCAGGGCAAGTGTATTGGGTGGAGCAGAGTTAACTGGCCTTAAGTTTAAATATGAGGAATTAAATGGATTAGTATGACACCAGAAGAACTACAAGAACAAATAAACAAGAACAGTGCCGAACTTAATGAGTTGAGAGAGTTGTTTTACAAGGGTAAGTTTTCAAATATGGATTCCTTTCAAGGAAAGGTTAAGGTTGGAGGAGGATTGATACTAGCTTCAAGTTCTACGCCTATTAGTTATGACGGCCAAGAGGGAGAGTCAATGTTTTACAACAATGGAACAACAAAACAATTATGTAGTTTTTTATCGGGCAGTTGGATATGTCAGGACATAGGAATTAGTGAGGGATTAGCAGACGTAGTAGACGACACAACACCACAACTGGGGGGTAATCTAGACACAAATGACAAAGGGTTTTTATCTGAAGGTGGCAAGATAGCAAGATATACAATAAACAAATCATTGGCAGACAACACATTGACAAATTTATTTAGAGTGGCATTCGCCTCAGCAGGTGGAGCATACATAACAGTTCAATATTCAATACAGGCTTATGTAGATGCAGACGGACACGGGATGTATTCAGGAATACTTCCAACAAACATATTCTATGATGGTTCAACTAATAGTTCTGGGACTGCTTCACCACTGGGTGGATTAGTATTAGAAAGCTCTGGTACATACATAGGATTAACTTGGGCGTGGGAAACAGGAACGCCAGGAACATTTAACTTTTCATTAACAGCAAACAACGCAGGTGATGTAACAGGTCAAGGTTCATTTTTAATAACAATAGTATCACCTAACAACGCATTTACATATACAGAATTATAAATATAAATAGGCAGGCAAAATTATATGGCAACAACACAAGAGACATTAGATTCAACAAAAGCCCTTCTAGAAAGGGTGAAGACTGAGGGGGTTACTAATAATGCAGGACAGTACCAACCGTTCTCGGCCGAGTCGCTTAATAAGGCTTTAACTTCAGCACAGCTACCAACAGTCCCAACTGACAATTTTGATTACAGGGGAACTATAGCTGCTGGAACTGCTATGGCAGGTAGTAGCCAAACACAAGACAATGGTATGGCTGATTTATTTAAACAGTATATAGGCGAGCAATCAGCGCCACCAAGCACAGCAGATGCTTATTCTGCGGCCTATGACGAGAGTGGGAAAGGAGCAGCTCAACAGCAAGTCAACGATTTATCAGCTCAACTCAACGATATAAACGCACAGGCTCAGTCAGCAATGTCTACACTAGAATCTCAGTCTGCCGGGAAAGATGTAACTACACAGTTCTTGGGTAAACAACAACAAGAGGTTTCAAGACAACTAGCCATTAAGAGTTTGCCATTACAAGCTCAATTATCAGCAGCACAGGGAAACTTACAGATGGCGACAGATAAGCTCAACACATTATATCAACTGAAAAGCCAAGATGCTACTAACCAGTACAACTATAAGATGAAACTGATTGATAGTGTTTATGACTTTGCCACAAAACGAGAGCAAGCCAAGTTAGATGCCAAGAGATTAGCAGACGAACAAGCATTTACTTTACAGAGAGACCAGTTGGCTAGGGAACACGATGTTGCTATGGCTAACTTAAATGCGAGCTTGAAACCAGTTGCTACAACTCAAGGAAATGGTGCGGTTGATGCTAACGGAAATATCATAGCTGATCCAGCAAAATTAGGAGTAATAAACGATGTCAATACTATAATTGATGACCCAGCATTACTCTCAACATTTGGATGGGGGAATATATTAAAAAGAAACATACCTGGCAGCCCAGAGGCGTATGTAAAAGCTCAGGTTAATAATCTTATGGATAAATTAGCATTAGCTGCTCGAGGACAACTTAAAGGACAAGGCACTGTGTCTGACTACGAAGGAAAAATGTTGAAGAATGCTCAGACAGCATTAAAACTAAATATGGAATCGGATCAGGCTATGCAACAACTTTTAAATATTAGGGGAGCGATAGCAACATCTTCGGGATTAACGGCCACGGTAGAAATTAAAGATTTAGCTACTGGCATAACTCAGATTATGACATCAAACCAGGCAGGTATAAGTCAAGCAATACAAGACGGATTATTAGTAACATACAAATAATATGGCAATAGATTTTTCAAAATATGGTACTCCAGTAAACCAAAAGAAAAATATAGTTACTGGAAATCAACCAAGTAGCGTTACTCCAAAAATTACTACTTTACCAGAAAAAGAACAAAAGTTTTTTGGTAAAACAGGACAAGAGTTTATTGCACAACCAAAATATGCTCAGTACGCACAAGCATTTATAGCTACACTTCCGAAAGATGCCGCAGATTATTTTAGTGGGATATTAAAGTTAGGGAAAGGTGCAGTAGAAGCAGTGCCTACTATTGCAACAGGTGGAAAATATACACCAGATTTAGGTGGATTTGTTTCTCAATCTAAAAAGGCACTAGACAAGGGTGCTACTCCTTTTGGTATGGAAGCATTTGTCAAGCCAGTAGTAGGAACAGGAGTGGCAGGATTAGAAGCCTATGGAATGGCAAAAATGGTAGGTGCTTATAGCAAAATGAAGTTGGCAAATAAGTCTTTGAATCAGACATCTTCTTCTTTAACAAATATAGATAAAAAAACAGCTTCGGCTAGGACATTAACTGGAAGTAGGTTGACTGGTGTAAAGGAAGTAGCGCAACCTTATAATAAACAGGTAGCAAAAGCAGCAGAACCATACATAAGTAATAATATAGTTAAAACTGAAAATAACTTAAAGCAAGGTATAAGTAAAATTGCATCTAAATTATCAGATGATATCAATAAAGTTAGTAAACCATTAGATTGGAAAAATACTAAATCATTGTTAGATGAGATAGATAGTATAAATCCAAGTATACTTACTAAAGCTGACCCAGTTAAAGCCACTGCTTTTAATGAGTTTAAGAACAGAGTGTTGACTATTATAGGTACTGCTAAAAATGATTCGGAATTATTTAATATAAGAAAAGGACTTGATGAGTTGGCGACATCTGAAACTGCTGGTAAAATATGGGAAGAAAGTGGAAGATTAAATCCTATCTATGAATTATGGAGACAGGGTAGAAAAGTAATAAATAATGATATAGCTGGAAGAATACCTGGTGTATCTGAAAGTCTAAAAACGCAATCATTATTATTTGATGCTTTAGATGGAGTAGCTGAAAAAACAGGAAAACTATTACAAAAGCCCGGTCTTATAAAACAGGTTATAAAAAATGGATTAAGATGGGGGACAACTTTGGCAGTTGGGGGAGCGGGAGGTTATGTAGTAAATAAAGCTGTTAGAGGGCAATAATGAATCCTACAATAAAACCAATTAACAAAGCTGATATAGTATCATTTTCCATATACCATTATTATAGCATAAATAAACCAATATGCCAATGAAACCAACCAAAAAAGAGAAGTTCTTAAAGGCCATTAAGGAAGGCAGGATTATAGACAAGCAGACTGCTGCGGTCTTTACTATGGTTGAAGACTTAAACGACAGGCTTGATGAGGAAATACCACAGATTAAAAATGTATTGGCTAAAATAAAAGGTGATAAGGGTGATAGTGGTAATGATGGTAAAAGTATTGTCGGCCAGAAAGGTAATGACGGAAAAGACGGAAAAGATGGAAAA